TCTGCCGTCGCCCAGTCGTCGAGGAACGTTTGGGCGTCTTCCTCGGTGATGCCGTCGAGGGAGGCTGCGGCGATGAGGACGGGGCCGAGGGTGTCGAGGTTGAAGTCGTAGCCCTCCTCGGCCTGCCCTTCCGTCGGGGGGTGGGCGGCGAGGAGGGCCTTGTACGTCTTGCGGTCCAGGGCTTGGAAGCGGAGTTGGATCGACACGGCGTCCAGGGCGGCCTGGGCATCTGTGAGGGCGGTTGCTGCTGCCTGGTGGGCGGCCTGCGTCGCTTCGTCCTCGGGGCTGCTCTCTGCCGCGTCCTTGGCCTGCTGCTCGGCGAATCGGGCGGCGTTGACGGCCCGCTTGGCGTCGTCGTCGTCGCAGATCGTCAGCTTGAGTACCGGCCGGGTCCGGGCCAGGAGGCGCTCCCGGGTCGCTGCCCAGTGCGCGTCCTGCGCCACGGCGGCAGCCGGCGGGACGGGTGCGGCGGTCTTTCGTGCGGTCATGAGGTGGGTCCTCCGTCAGGGGAAGGGGACCCGGCCGGGCACCATACGGCGCCCCTTCCCGAACGCTGTCGGGCCCGGCCGGGAGCTGTGAGGGGGTGGCTCAGGTGGCCGGGATCGTCGCGTTGAGGAGCGGGCGGTCCGTGATACTGAAACGGACGGTGATCTTCGCGGCTTCGTTGTCGGCGGTGATCGTCGCGGAGTTCGACGCGACACGCACCGGGTACACGTCCAGGCCCTTGGTGCTGGCGGCCTTGCCCTTGCGGGCGATGAGGATGAAGCCCTCGGTGCCCTTGGCGAGGTCGGTCTCGATGTCGTCGGTGACGTCGTCCTCGTAGAACGTCAGCGAGGAGTCCTCGGCCGAGTCGTCGCCGGGGATCTTCGACACGAACGTGGAGTCCATGTCGGGGGTCTCGATTTCCTGGTTGGAGATGGAGAAGCCTTCGACTGCGGCGATGGCCTTCGTGTAGTCCTCGGCGCCGGTGATCTCGACGAGTGTCGGCATGTAGCCGGTGTCGGCGATCGTCGTCGCAAAGAGGATTTTCGTGACGCCCTTGCGGTTGAACCTGCCCATGGTGGTGGACCCCTGTCCTCACATGTGGTGTGGGTGCGGCCACCCGAAGTGGTGGCGTCCGCGTGGGGTCCCGCCGCGGTGCGGTAAAGCGCCTGATCAGATGTCAGGTCGAGGTCAGGTCGAGCCTGAACCTCTGCACATAGCTCATGATGGCATCGGCTGGATCATTCGTTCCCCCCGCTTCGACGTCGAGCGACCGCCCGGTCACCTTCACACCAGGGATCGTGAGGGTGCGCAGCCATAGCCCGGTCGCCGGGTCGCGGCCGAGGATCGCGGTGCGCGCCTTGTCAGCCATCCACTCGGCCTGGTCGGCGACACCCCGCGAGTCGGGCTTGGCCGGGTCGGGCCCGGACACGGACGTCACCTGGTAGACGAATGAGGCGTCCTCGTGCTCGTCGGCCAGCGGCGCCCCGGACAGTTCGGCAGGAATGGCGTACAGCAGGTAGTACGGGGGGTTCACCCCTGCCGGCTTGTTGCCGCGGCCGACAGGCAGGTTGGTAGCGGAAGCCAGGAGCGTAGACAGGGCCATCGTCACAGGCAGGCGGTCGATCATCCCAGCACCTCCTCAACGGCGGCCCGCATCTGCTGCTGCAGCACAGCCTCCATGCGCGGGATAGCGGGCCCGACATGGGGAAACGGAGGCTGGAAGTAGTGACGTCCAAGGGAGTCCGTCATGTCGAAGAACCCGAACTCCAAGCGCCTTCCCTGGGGGGCGTTCGTACCGATGGTGCACTGCGCCCCGTACGGGATGGCCCGGCCAACAATTTCCCACGACGACCGGTACTTCCCGGTGATGACGTTCGGCCCCGGACGACCCGTCGCGTTGGCGCGAATCATGCCGCGCCCCAGCTCAGCGGTGTGCACCACCCGACGCTGCACCACGGGAGTAATCCGGTCTGCTGCGGCCTCGAGCCGATCGGCAAGCTCGTCGGGGGTCACGGCGTCTCCCCCGTGGCCCTGTTCTGGTCGAGGGCGGTACGCCGCACAACCTCCACCGTGCTGGCCTGCCCGACGTCCGCACAGATCCAGGTACGGCCCAGCAGGGACGTGCGGGTAGGGTCGTGGACCTGCACGACGGACGCGATGGCGTTCTCGGGCGGAATCGGTGCGGTGAGCGGGGTCAGCAGAACGTAGGTGGAGCGGGTCTGTTGCGCCCATGGCTGGCCGGCGTCCGGCACAGCGGAGCGTTCCATCGTCGGGGAACCGGGAACCACAGCCCCGGGGCCCTCGTACAAGGGCGCACCCGCGGGGTACTCAAGCTGCCCTGTCTCCTGGTTGAAGACGGGCTCACCGATTCCGGGCAGGTCGATCCGCACAGTGTCGATCAGGAGGTTGCTCCCGATCCACCGCGTGACGCCGGCGAGCGCCGCATCCAGTCCGGCCATCAGATGCTCCCCCGCCCCTGTGCGATGTCGGCGAGTGCCTGGAGCATCGCCTTGGTGAGCTCGTGCCGGCTGCCGTCGAGGTCGTCACGGTTCAGGGCGGCCTGTTGGAGCGCTGCGGGGTCGACGTTGGCGAGGAACGCAGCGATGGTGTCGCCGGGGTCCTGCTCGGGTTCCGCGACCGCGACCCGGGCGAGGCCTTCCCATTGGACACTGTCCGGCTGGCGGGTGTGGAGGATCAGGGTGGGCAGTGCGGCGTGCACGTCGTGCTGGAGGACGTAGCCGGTGAGCTGGCCTGCGGGGAGGAGATGCCCGTCGATACGGACGGTGGCCTCGCCGGGCTGGGCGTCGATCGTCACACCGTGCACGGTCGGCTCGTCGGGGGCGGTCATGCGGCGGCTCCCAAGATGTCGGGGCGGTCGAAGTGCGGGAGGAACTCTCTGACGCACCGGGCGTGGGCCACGGGGTGGGCAAGGGCATCGCCGATGTCGCGGATGGTGCCGTCGGCCAGGTCGGAGTCTCGGTGAGAGGTCCACCCGCAGCCGGAGCCGTCCCGGACCTGCACCCGGGTGACGCCGAGCTGCTCGTACGCGGTCCCCACAGCGCCGGCGTTGGCGGTGGTGACGGCCTGCCAGGACAGGGCGGACTCCGCCCAGGACTGGACGGGGTGCCGGGCGTCGTTGGCGTAGATGACCGTGTCGAGTGGGTGTTCGGCGCGCAGGGTGTCCCGGTCGAACTGGGCGACCTCGAAGCGGGAGGCGCGGGTGCGGGCGGCGTCTACGGCGGCGCGCATGAAGGCGCGGGCCCGGCGGAGCGCTTCCTGGAGACGGCCGGTGAGGTCGGCGTAATACTGCGCGGACAGGGCCGTGACCGTGTTCTGGTGGCGGGTGGTCCACGACCAGGAGCGGCGGGGCCGGTCGGCCCGGTCGAGCATCCCGTAGGCGCCTTCGCGGTAGGCGAGAGGCAGGTCCGTTGCGGCCCATCGTTCGACGAACGCCCCGACGGCCCGGTCGAAGTCGGCAAGCCGCTGCTGGAACGCGGTCTGCGCAGCGCGGATTGCGGCGGGTGCACTGCGCCCGGGTCGGATGCGAGCGAGCGCGTCAAGGAGCGTGTTCTGGGCGCCAGTAAGGATTCGCCACGCCGCAGTGAGGCGGCTGGTGGCGTCCCGGATGAAGTCCAGCAGACGGGCGCGAAGGGTGCGACGCCGGGTGGGAGTGGTCATCGGCGGGGCCGCTCGACAAGCTGGATGAGGCCGAAGCCGCCGGTGTCCTCGTCGTCCGGGACGGCGGGGTCATCGGGCGCTGGCGGTTCACCGGTGAGGAGTTCGGCGAGCTGCCGTTCGTATGCGGCAATGTTCGCAGAGAAGTTCACGGACACGACACCGGATACGGATACGGAACCGGGGGACGCGAGGAGGTCGGCGAGACGCCCGCGGACGACCTCAACGGCGACGGCGCGTGCGGTGCCGAGGCGGGTGTAGCGGGCTGTGAGGTCTACCAGGTCGGTGTCGCGGCCGAGCTGGGAGAGCAGCCATGCGGTTACGGCGGCGTCCACCGGGTCCTCCTGTCAGGGGCGAGGGAAGGGGGTGCAGGTGCGGGCCCGGCTCTTGGCGCCCCACCAGGGGGCCGGGCCCGCCACCGCTTACTGACCGCCGGTGCCCTCAGCGGCGGTCGTCCGGCCCCGGGCCGGCCTCTTGGCCGCCGTCTTACGGGCGGCCGGCTTGGTGTCCTCGGAGTCGTCCTCGGACTGGTCGTCAGCGCCTTCGGAGTCCGCCGATGCGTCGCCAGAGGCGGCGCCCGGGTCGCTTCCGGAAGGGTTGCCGCTGTCGTCCGTCTTGGCCTTCGGGAGGCGTGGGAGCTTCCCGTCGACCCAGGCGGCTGGGTTGGTCACCAGGGCGGCCAGGCGCGGCTCCGGGCTGGTGCCCGGAGCCAGCTCGACCGTCTGGTGCGTGTCCGGGTCCGCCACGAAGACGGTCCCCTTCAGCTGGGCGGCCATGGGTCACCACACCGTCGCGGCGATGTGGATGTCCGGGACGTACATGACCGGCAGTGCGGCGGCGGATCCCTTCGTCCAGACCTGCGGCGGGTCGTCCTGGTAGCCGCGGGTGACGACGATGCCGGGGGCTTCCTCGCGCAGGATGGCGGGGTTCCCGCCCTGGGAGAGGATGAGGCCGTCGGCGGTGAGCCCGTACTGGGTTTCCGCCCACTGCTGCGGATTGGGCGGCAGCAGGAAGAACATGTTCTCCGGCAGCGCACGGACGTCGGTCCCGTTGTCCAGCTCGATCTTCACGTCGTAGCGCTCGATCGGCGGGAGGTCGTAGCGGGCCCGGACAACGTTGACTTCGTTGGGGGCGAGAACCGCCGTGGGGATGGTGGACGCCGAGTTGACGCTGCCGTAGTAGGCGGCGCGGTAGCTGTCGTTGCTCATCATGAGCGCCGCCGTCTTGTAGGACGTAAGGGCTCGGGACGGGGTGGGAGCCCCGGAGGCGCGCAGGACTTCGATCCACCGCATCTCGTCGCCGAGGATGTCCGCGGTCGGGTCGGTCCACGCGGTGGGCGCGGTCGGCATGTTCGCGGCGGGAACCGAGTAGTCGGCCTCGATGGTGAGCCCGTTCTCGCCAGTCAGGGAGAACTTACCGTCGATGAGGAGGTCGCCGACTGCGAGCTCGAGGCGCTTCTTGATGGACAGGACGTGCGCGGCAACGTCGTCGTAGACGGCGTTGACGAGGTCCCGGCTGTCCATGCCGCGGTCGAGGGACTCCAGGATCGTCTCGAACTCGCCGACGATGTACTTCTGCCCCAGGGGCAGGAGCTTCCCGGAGGTCGCGAACTGCGTGATCTCGCGAGTGGCGACCTTCGTCTGCGCGTCCCACGCCCGGTAGGAGGCGGCGGCGACACGTCGCCGGTTGCCGCGGGTCTCCCACTTCACAGAGTTGATGGTCCGCTCGGGCATGACGGACTGGGTCAGGGTGTAGTCCGCCGGGGTCTGGATCTCCCTGGCGAAGGCCTGGATCTCGGTCGGGCTGATGTCGCGGAGCAGGAGCTCCATCATGTCGTCTGTTGCCATGGTGGGCTGCTCCTCAGACCTTGTAGACGAACTGGGTGTTGGATCCGGCCGGCACGTCCTTCGGGTCGAAGGCGACCGGGAGCTTGGCGACGTCGATCTGGCCGTGGACCATCAGCGGTGCGGCGCACTTCGTGGACGTCGGGAAGAAGGACACCTCGGTGAAGAGGAATCCGGCGAAGAGCTGGGTGCCGTCCGTGGCCGTCGCGGTGCCGCCGGCGGTGGTGGTGGCCATGGTGACGCCGGGGGTGGTGCCGCCGGTCAGGGACGCGGTCGCGGTGAGCGAGGCGACGTTGTCTCCGAGGAGGGTTCCGCCGAACGTCAGCGTGTACGGTCCGCCGGCGTTGCCGGTGACGACGACGTCGCCGGGTGCGAGGTTGGACAGGGCGATCAGGGCGGACTGGACGGTGGCAGCGGTCGCGTTGTATGCGATGGCTGCGGTGGTCTGGCCGCTGTAGGTGAGGGTGAACGTGCCACCCGTCGGCGCCCCGGTGATGGTGGCGGTCTGGACCTCGTTGGTGATGGCGGCGTACGGCTCGTACAGGCCGCTGGTCGCGTTCTTCCCGAGGGGGATGCCGGACTTCAGCTTCCGCTCGGGCTGGTACTTCGACGCCTCGGTCCAGTGGAGGGTCTCGTCGAACGCGGTGAGGTCGAGGGTGATCGTCTGGTTGGCTTCGATGCCGAGCATGCTCATGAGCCACGGGCGGCCGATGGCAAGTGTCTCGGTGCTGGTGTACGGCTGGATGTCCACGCCGTAGCCCCTTTCGCGAGTGTTCGCGGAATGTGAGAGGGCACCGGTTGGGTGGTGCCGTCCACGGGGGGTGAGGG